ATTGCGTTTCTGCTTATTATGTCGCTTTCTGCGTTAGTTAAATCGCTGCCCGTTAGCTCTACGTTCCATATAGCAAACTCGTTTAAGTTACCGCTAAATTGAGTATTAGAAATGTCGCCGCTACCTATTTGCGTTACGTCGAATAAATTTGTAATAGTAGTAGCTACTGTCCCTACTTGCGTACCGTTAATACGTACCGTAAAAAGCCCCGCAGCGTTACGTATGCAAGTTAGTAAAAATTGCGATGTAGGAAACGCTTGGCTCATAGGGTTAATTTCTGATTGCACCCCGTTAGCTTTTATAGCTATACGCTCGTCGTCACCTGCTCTGTATAGTTTAATTACGTCGTTACCCGCTCTACCTAGTGGGGCGTCATTTGTTAGCGTTCCCGTTTCGTCTGGATTCATAGCTATACAAATGGTAAAAGCTCCTAGATTTATTTGATTGTCTAAAATCATAGTATCATTAACGCCGTCGAAAGTAATTTTACCGCCCGACGTATAAGCGGGCTTATTGCCGTCTCTACTTTGGCTTGCGTCGTTATTGTTAGTAGTTGAATCTGTCCACTCAGAAACGCCCGCAGCCGATTGAGTTATACCCGTATCTCTTTTTAGCCATAACTGTAATCCTGCTATATCTAATAAGTTAATAGCCGCCGTACTTACTCTACTTTGTATTTTAAAAGCTTGTGCTAAAAACATACTTTTAGTTTTTATATCCGATAGCTAAACCACTAGTTAAAGTTATCGCCGTAAACGGTGCAAAAATTACAGTACCTGCGGGCATTGTTTTACCGTCTAAGCCTGCGTCGTTACTTGCTCCCGTAATAGTGCAATTAGTTATAACGCTTTCGTTAAGAAATTGTATAGCGTAAAAGCTCTCTGTTTGTGCTGCGGTAGTAAATATATCTACTGCTCCCTCTTTACCTAGTTGCTCTCTTAAAAGTTGTGTATTATTTTTATAGCTCATTTTTTATATTTTTAAATATACTGTGTTATTGTTTAATATGTTATCGTTATTTGCACTATTAGGCGTATATTGTGTATAACTTACCTCTTCTTGTAGCGTAGTGTTAAAGTATAGTTTACCCTGCTCGCATATATCGGCACTTGTTAAAGTATCGTCGCTAGTTAAATCGTTAAGCCTTACGTTATACATTGTATAAGTATGATAACCCTCGTGCGTAAACCTAAACTGTGAGGCACTAGCGCCACTATCTACCATTGTAAAAGTAAAAGTAACATACCTAGACGTCGTACTAGCTACTGTAGGGTATACAAATTGCTCGTCTTTAGTCATATCATTAACTACCTTTATAAAAAAGTAAGATGTTATACTGATATCGTAAAGCCTTTTACTATTAAGGCTAAGTTTTATAGTGTTACTTTGTGTACCCGTACTAGTTTTATTTAACCTTATCATATTATAATATATAAAATAGTCGCTTTTATTTCGATTATACCAAAAAAAAAGGGCTAAAAGCCCTCTTTTATTAGATATGTTTTAGTTATTCACTAATTAGCTATTTACTATAGTTATAGCTGAGCCACCGTTAAACGCTGAGTTATCGAAAGGCGTACTAGTATAGTCAGCTACTACAGATAAAGGAAAACGCTCCATACCTCCAAAGGTAAGATTGTACCCGCTCATATCTCCAAAAGCCGCACCACTTGCACCCGTTCCAGTTGTAAGCTCTAAGCCATTCTCGCCACCTAAGCAAAGTATAGTATTATGCCCGCCCGTAGATAGTCTAGCGTTAAGCTCTACAAATACTACAAGCCTATTTTGAGCTAGTAATTTAATCTCATTTTGGTCAGCCGACGTAATAGCGTGTAACATAATATTTACAGTAGGCTCATAAAAATAAGTTCCGTTTTCTGAGCTACCCGTTAAAGTCTCTGTATAAGAGCCCGTACCTCTTGGCAAAATATATTTATATAAAGCCGTAGTCGCACCACTAGCAAATTCTATATCGCTAATTACGCCCGCCTCTATGTTTGTTAGTACTAAATCTGATAATTGAGCAAAGTAAACCGCTTTAATACCACCCGTACTAGTTTTACAGTCTAAGCTACGCCCTTTTGTTAATTCGCAAGCCATATTATTTTTAGTTTTAGGTGCTTAGATGGTAAGGGCTTTAGCCCCTACCTCTTAGCAGTTATTAATTTATGATTGTTTTACCCAGTCAGCAGCAACTCCTACTTGGCAGCCCGCCGTATATTTTGCTACTAGCCTAATATTATCGCTCCCATCTAGGTTAGCCATATCTAGTACTCTAATCTCTGTTAAGTCTGAGCTTAAAGATGTACCAAAGTAAAAGTTAGATTTTTGCCCTGCGTACATTACGTTGTCTTGTAAACCTGAAACTACCGCAATTTTTACGCCCTCAAATACTGGCTCGTACTGCCCCATATTGTTGAAAGGGAAAGCCGACAAAGCCGAAATAGCGTTAATGTAAAAACGATAAGTTTTCTTATTCATAAAGATATATAAATCGTCTGCCATATATACGTTAGCAGGAATATCCGCAACTAATTGCCCTAAGTTAGCGATTATGTTAGTTGCTGAGTAAGCTGCTGATGCTGAGCTAGTAGCCATACCCGTAGCCGAAATACCTGCAAAAGAGCCGTTACCTCCTGCCGTTCCTTGCCAGATAGCTAATTCAGTAGCGTCTGCAATAGATGCCGCTAAGTAAGACGTAGCGTAAGCTACAAAGTCGCCCTCTTGCTGCCCGCTCCAGTCAGATAGCATAGTCTTTTTACAAATGTCAATATTTACTTGTAAAGGTTTTACCTCTAAAACGCTCTCAGTTAAAGTTAATGTAGCCGATTGCTCATCAAAATTACAGCTTCTGTCTTTAATTAAGTTAGCCCCTGCTACTTTGTTTACTACTTCTTTGTAGTTAATGTTTTCTCTGATTGTTAAAAACTCCATTGTGCGAGCTTGTTTTAAAGCCGCCGAAATGTACAAGCCTGCGTGTTCGCCTGCGTAAGTACTGTTAGTAATTGCTATTGCCATTTTTTAGTTATTTTTATTAAAATTATACATATATTTTTGTCTCGCCGTCATTTTGTTGTATTCGGTAGGCGTTACCTCTTTTTTAACTGAGTTAAACTTAGATACTTTTAAAGGCTCAGTAGCAGGGCTTTCGTTAAGCTCTTTTACTTGTGCCGATAAGTTAGTATTTTCGTCTAATAGCTCCGCTATATTTTCGTCTTTAGATAAGTTTAAACCTCTAACCTCGTCTAACTCTGCCGTTAGTCTGCTTATATCGTTTCTAACCTCTTCTAATAATTCTTTTACTACTGTGCCAACTTCTAATAAGATAGCCTCTTCGTTACTCATCTCTACCTCTTCTACTGACTCTTCTACCTCTTCGCTCTCTTCTGCCTCGTTTACTTCTGTTACGATACCCTCAGCGTCTACGCTAAAAGTTACGCCGCTCTCTAACGAGTAGTTGCCCTCTGGTAGTGGCGTCTGTACGCCGTCCTCTGATAAGATATTTAAAAGTACGCCCGCCGCTAGTTCGTCCGCCTCTGATACTATAATAGTACCGTCTGCTAGTTTGTCCTCGTACATAAGGTTTACCTCTTTAGTTACTTCGCTCTCGTCATTTAATCCTAGAGCTACTTTAATTCTTTCTTTTAAATCCATTTTTAATACGTTTTAAACGAGTTACTTTTTATTTCTATAGTAATATATACAAAAGTTTATTTTGTTTCGTTTTTGGCTTTTAAAATACGCTCCGCCCATCGTAGCATAACCTCGCCGCCCCATAAGTTATACGATATAGTGCCGCAGTCGTTCCAGTTGCCAGTATTGTAAGTTTTAGCCCTTTTTAAATAGCTATAAACTCTTGTTACAGTTTTGCTAGAAATATTACGGCGTGCTGCTAATTGCTGAGCTCTTACCTTACCCGTCTGCGTTGCGCACTTATTGCCTCGCTCTTCGTTCTCTACTATAGCCCTCTCTGCGTTCTCGCTAGCACCTTTAGGGTAGTCGTTATAACTTGCGAGCTTAGTACATACCTCGTTAGCGTCTAAGTCCTCTATAAGCTCTAAAAGGCTCTCTACTATTTCGTGATTAGAGCAGGGCATATAGAATACGTCGCCGTCTATTACGTGCTCGTGCGTTCCGTCGCAGCCTAACTCTTTAGCCGCAGCCTTAGCGTCTGCCTCGTCAGTATATAGAGGTAAGCCGTTTACTTCGCCTACTGGCTCGGCGTATTTCTTTTTGTCTTTGTCCTCTTCTTTTGCTAACGTTTGCATTTTATCGACAAAGTAGCCCTCTATACTTAGCCCCTTTAACTCGCCCTCTTTTATTCTGTTCCATACTTCGTCATTTAAAACTCGCATAGTTACAAACCACGTGCCAACGGGTAGCTCGTAGCCGTATAGGTTACTCTTATCGTTTTTACTGTCCTCTACTATCCAACTCTCTACAGTATGTACGCCCGTTACTTTGTCCTCATGTTGCACCGTTGCGTTATTTGTATTCTGATGCTTTATATAAGCCTCTGCCGCTTTTCTTACTGTATCGGCGGTAAAGTATACGTAGTAGTCTTTATCTTTTTTAGCGTCGTATCTGTATATCTGTTTATAAGGTATTAACGCAGGGCTAACTAGTAGGCGTTTCTCTTCGTCTATAGCTGCTAGCGTTAAGTTAGTATCTTTATTAAAGTATACAAAGTCTGTTTCTATAGCGGGGTTACTAACTAAGCTAATAGCGTCTATAGCTAAAGCCTCGTTTTCGTCATCTACTACAAGCTCTACTATATCGTAAGTTTTATTAGCTTGTTCGCACTCTTCTAAAGTATCGTACTTACACTTACCATTCTTACCGTACTTATATTTATTATTTTCGCATTTATTACAAGGCATATCTTTTATTTTTAAATTGTTGCTTTTTGTCTTATTTTATCTAGGCTATTTTGTGAGTTTGTTACGTCGTCAGTTACTACAAACGCTTTAATAGCTCCGAACGTCTGCCCGTTGCTACTAGTATCTAAAGTACCGCCGTCAGCAAAACCTACGCCGCCGCCTGCCTCGTTCATAGCCGAAAGCATAGGCTTAAACATTCTAGAACTTTTAGCGTTTATTACTGTCTCGCCTTTGCTTAGTTTAGCACTTACACTATCGCTTGTACCAGTACCAAAGCCGCCAACCATACCACCCCTAGCAAATTGCGGCTCTTGCGTGTTTGTAATGTTTTGTACTTGTTTTAAACCTGCTATAACTGCTAACGCTGCGAAAGGTATACCCGCAGGCACGCCAAACGTAGCTAACGCCTTAGAAGCCGCTTGATAGGTATTTATACTAGCTTGTGCTATTGCTGCCGCCTTACCCGCTTTACTCTCTTTACCAAAAACGTCTTGTATAGTAGATAAACTACCTATAGCCAAAGCTTTTTTAGCCTTAGCTACTGCCTCTGAGTTTTTTAACTCTGCTTTATCTTTAGCTATTTTATTCTTAGAAGCCTCGTTATCTGCGTCTATTTTGTCTTTAGCCGCTTGTTTATCTAGAGCTATTTGCTCGTTAGTTAAAGTTTCTAACTCTGTAGCTATACGCTTTCTAGTTTGAAAAGATTGAGTTTGTAAGTCTATTAGCTCTACCTCTAACTGTGCTAACTCGTCAAAATCTTCGGCTAAACTTTCGCCTAAGTCTACCTCTGCTTGTTTAGCTTTTAGCTTTCTATCCTGCATAGCAATAGCGTTTTCTGTAGTAGCTATTTCTAAGTCTGCCGCCCTCTGTAGTGCCTCTATTCTTTCGTCTAAAGTTTTGTTTTCGTCTATTGCCTCTAGCCTTGCTTTTTGTATCTCTTGCCTAGTTTTAGCTTTCTCTATAGAAAAAGCTCGCTCTTCGTCTTTAATAGCTTGTAAAGCTCCTTTTAACTCTATCGCCGCTTTTGTCTCTTCTTTTATTTCTGTAGCTATATCCTTAATACTCTCTGCAAAATCTTTGCGTTGTATTTCGTCCATACCCGTAGCAACTTGTAGCGTAGCGTCTCCAAAGTCGCCCATTCCTTTTTTAATCTCGTCAAAATCTAAATCTAGAGCTCCTTGTATTACAGTACCTAACGCCTTAAATTGCATCATCATACCCTCAACTCTATTAATTAAATTTGTCTTAATAGTCTCCCATAAATTTTTTACTGCATCTTGTGGGTTTGTAAATACATTTACTAAGCCCTCGCCTAGTGCACTCATCCTATCAGTAATAACGGCAAAAGCTGCTCCTAGCCCTGCGGTAGCTTTCTCTAGCATCTCAGCCCCTCGCTTTGTTTTAGTAAAGAAAGTCATTAAACTACCTATAGCAACTACAAAAAGCCCTATACCCGTAGCCGCTAAACCTACCTTTATACTAGTAAACATTAATTTAGCCATAGGTATAACCTTACCAAAAGCCGCTTTAACTCCGTTTAAACTTACGCCCATTACTGAAAACTGCCCCGCCGCCACTTTAGCCTCGTCTCCCGCACCCTTAGCACTTTTTTTAATATTGTCTAAGCCTTTGTCTGCGTTTTTAGTATCGGTTTTTACTTTTATTATTATTTCTTCGCTTGCCATTTGCCTAAAATTACGTCGTTATTTTCTGTTTTTACTTTGTCGTATTTTGCTATCGTAGGTAGTACCTCTTTTAACGCACTAAAAGCTACGGCTATCATATCGCCCCTTACCTTTATACCTATACTTAATTTTTTTCTATCCATATCTAACCTCTGTAATATCTAATTTAACATTGTGGTAAAAAGTCTCTGATGCTCTACCCGTTACTCTTAACCTTATATAGTCGGGCGTACCCGCTACTGCGTCTAATTCTAAGCCTATAGCTACGTCTCCTAGTCCGTCTACAATAGTAGCGGCTGCCGTTCTAGTAAGCGTACCGCCTACAAACTTAAATTGTATGTACTGTTCGTGTTGTCCGCACGTATTACTAACTGCATTTAAAGATACTAAACTAGCTTTTACAAAGTATGCCGCCTCGTAGTTTTCGTCTATAAAAAAACGGTTAATAGTATTGTTAAATAACTCGGTAGCCGTTGCGTTTGTAGTTGTACCCTCGTACGTATATATAATATTCCTAGCCCTATTAGCTACGTTATAGCTGCCGTATGTTATACCGCCGTCTACATTAGTATATAAGTTTTTACCTATTATTATATTTTCGTTAGCTTGTAGCGTTCGGTTACTTTGCCCTATAATTATATTTTTGCTACCCTCTGTTACGTTGCCGCTACCTAAATAAGAATTTTTAAAGCCCTTAGTAATATTATTAGCCTTTATATTTCTATTTATTTCGGTAGTTTTATTAAGCTTATTAAAAGCGTAGCATTTGCTATTTAAAAATTTATAGCCATAAGCTAAGCAATCGTCTTGCGTTCCTGCCGTAGTATTTGTACCAGTACCTTTTTCTCTACTTATTGGCGTAGTATCTATAAAAGTAACTTCGCCGTTAGCGTCTATTTTATGTATTTTTTTTATAGCCATTATATCCTAAATAGTTCTACTTTACTTAACTTACTATTCATAGTGTTGTACTCTATTTTATTTACTCTATACTGCTGCCCTTTAATTATAATTTTACTACCAAAGCTAAACTCTTTAATATCTCTAGCCGTCAAATTAATTTTTACAGTATATAAAAAGCTATCTTTATTATTAAATCTTTCGTTTATATAATCAAAATAAAACCTATTATATAGAGTATTTATGGGCGTTCCTAGCTCTGTAGTATAGTCATTTATTATATTAAAAGCTAGCGTATTAGTATTTACGTTTTCAGTAAACGGGTTAGCATTGTATACGCTACCACTACTAAAAGTTTCTTGGGTTATTATTTCGTTTGCTCCGTTCCATACTATTAGCTCAGCATCAAATAAACTCATAGTAGACGGTAGAGCACTAGCTACGCTATTTCTATAAAATAGTCTAGGCTTATTAGCAAAGTTTTTAATAGTATCGTTGTCCTCTGTTCCTACGTGTAAAATAGAGCCTATAGGTAGCTCTTCTAAATTTTCAGTTATACCAGTATAAGCCGCAGCGAATACGTCTAGCTCTATATTTACGCTACTACTAGCGTCTGAGTTTACTAGTACTTTTAACTCGCCGTATTTGCTGCCGTTGTCTTGGTTGTATTTTTCTAAAAAATAGTCGTCTGCGTCGTCTGCAAATTTAAAGCTTACCTCTTTTACTGATTTTATAGGCTTTATTATTGCGTCTTTTAAATCTACTTTACTGCTCCAGTCTAACGAGCCGCCTAAGTTTATAAACGTACTATAAGGCTCTATAACTAAGGTACGGGCTACGTCTGTAGGCTCTGTTACTAAGTTAAACATTTTAAAACAATCCTTAACAATATCTACTAGCTTAATATCTCTACATAAGTTACCTAGTCTATCGCTCGGCGTTTGTATGTCATATCGTGCAATATTTAAAAAACCAAAAGGGCTATTAATTTGTGCTCCAGTGTCTGCAGCTTGCTCTGCTATTTGCAAGTTTTGGTTATTGCCCTCTGCTCTAAGTTTAAAAGTAGCCGTAGCTCCCGCACTTAAACTTATATGCCCTGCAAAGTTCATACCTATAAATTTCGGTAAATTGGCAAAACTTGCTAAATATTGCGTTGCTATTATATACGTGCCGTTAGGTATTATTAAGTCGCCCGAAATAGTAGCTACTAGGCTAATTTGGTTTTGTGCTCCTACGCTGCTAATTTGCTTTATAACGCCCTTAAAATTTACGTATAAGTTATAGTCTGTAGCTGCGGTAAATACGCCCGTAGTTAAGTTATACTCGTTATCTACGTCTTGTACCTCAGTATCGCACTTAATCGTATACGCCGTAGCGTTAGTACTGCCTATAGTTGTACCTACGTTACTTATACCCGTAGCGGTTACATTTGTTAAATTACTGTCTGCTAGATATTGTTGTAATATAGGCGGTAAAAAGTATATGTCTTTAAAGTCGTCAGAATTAAAAAAAGTGCTATTTACGTTATAGTTTACGTGACTAAATATAGTATCTAATAATTTTTTTAGCCTTATAGTTAGCGGGTAGTTTTGCGAGTGATAAGCTGACAAGCTAAAATTAAATAAGTTTTCGCTTAGCATATCGTTATATACAAGCGGGTAAAATATATCTGTAGTACGCTCGCCCGTAGTTATTGTCTGAGGTGCTGCCGCCATATTATCGGTATATATGCCGTTAGCATAATCCCAACTAAATAGCATATTATCGTAGTTTACGTTATTGTCTGGCTGCCCCGTTGCTACGTTAAAATTAAATCTATATTTACTATGCTTTATACCCTCTATATCTAAGTCGGCTACTGTATCGTCGCCTAATAGCTCGAATAAGTTAGCTGAGGCGTCATATATAACTATATTATAGTAGTACTCGTCGCCCTTTTTATCTACGCTTAAAACCTCTAAAAAGCCGTCTATTATTATAGCCCCGTCTATCTCTAAAAAAGCCGACAAAGTTAAGTTAGGGTTAAAATTTACCGTATATCTATTAACGTCGTTTAGGTGCTCAAAAAATTTATTATTATTTTTAGTAGCGGGTAGCTTAAAGTTTTTAGAGTAGCTAGAGTTTTTAGCCCCTGCCTCTTTTATATCATCTACCGAAAAGTTAATATTTATATTTTCGTCTGCTAATATATCTAACTGCTCGGCTATAGTTTCGCCTTGAGGTACTGCAAATAATTTTATCATAGTTTTTGTACCGTTTTATTGTGCGAGTATTGTACTCCTATTACGTATTGTATAAGCTTATCGTTTGTAGATGTTTGCTTAGTGTAGCTTTTCTCTGTTACTATTACGTTCTCCCAGTCTCCGCTTGCGTTTTGTAGTTGTACTTTAGGGCTAGTAAATAAGCTTTCAAGTACTGCCGCTATCTCTTCGCTTATAAAGTCCGTATTAGCCTCTATACTTTGCGTTACCGTATTAGTAAAAGCTTGTAGCCCGCCCTCGTTAGTACCTTGCTCGTAAGCGTTAGAAGAGCTATTTAAAGCGTAGCCGTAGTCTTGCGTAAAAGTTGTACGCCTGCTATTAGTATCTCTTGTACTTTTTTTAGTAAAATTATAATAATCCCACGCCCCTAAACTATTTAACCACGCTAAACGGATAGTTTCAAAACCTTTACAGTCCTCGTCTTGTATCTCATATACCATACTAGCGTATGCCGTAGTATTGCCCGTTTCTCTGTATGCTATAGTGTATTTTACTGCGTTAGTAATATCGCCTAAAGTTACTAGCCCTGCGTCTATCATATTTTGCACCCCTACGCCTCTAAATAATAAGCCGCCGTCTGTAGTCATATCGTCAGTACCTACGCTGCCGCCTAAAGCTATAGTATTATTTTGCGTAAAACTATATACACTACTACCCGCTGCGTCTTCAAAAGTAACTAATATATTATGTAAGTCGGACGTTGTGCCTGCGTCAGTATCAAATTTTTTAAATTTTCCATTAAAAAACGCACTAGTAGCGTAGTCGCTTTTACGTATTCTTTGTGGGCTTGCCGTAGATAGTGAGCCCTGCGGGTAGTCTGATAGAGTTTGACTACTAGCCCCTGCCGCTATATATGTACTTATGTCTAATAGCTCGCCGTCTCTGTTTTGCTGCGTTCCATTGAATACAAAAAACGGGGCGTTTATAAAACCGCCGCCTGCGTTTTGAGTATCTGAGACTAAGCTAAAAAAGTTACTATCTACGGGGTTAGTATACTCTATACCCGCCTTTAAAAATACCTTTACTAAGCTAGTGTTATTCTTACTATATCTAGGCGTCTTATGTATTTCGCTCCTAGTGTTAGAATCTGTAGCTATATACTGGTTTACGTCAGTACTTAAATAGTCTTGTATAACGCTCTCTATATTAAATAAGGCGTTACTAAACTCGTTACGAGGCTTTTTTAAAGTAGCAGCTAGTACGTCGTCTACGTATACCTCTAATATCATTTTTAAGTTAAGTACTGTTACCCACCCTTGCGGGTATATATAAGTAGTACCGTTAGGGTTTATTGTAATAGTAGAAACGCTTACTACTAAATCTTGGTAAGCGGGGTATATACCTTGTGCCGCTTTTGTATTTCTTATTTGAGCTATTGCCATTATTTACATTTCTTTTGTTACTGTTTGTATAAACGCCGCAGCGTCTTTAACGTATGCTTTAGCTACGTTTTTAGGTAGTGTACGCATACCCTCGTTTAGTGCGTCGCTAAAGAAATTACTAGGCTTTACTCCGTATAGCTTAATACTTCTAGCTATTAAAAATACTAAACTTTTACGTTTAATAAATTGCCCTTTATTATTACGAGCACCGCTTAGCCCTTTACGTACTACCCATTTATCTATCACGCCGCTAGGCGGTTGCTTTGTAGTATAACTATACGGGCTTTTAGGTGCTTTTGCTGAGCTCTTAGAGCCTCGTACTCCCTTATCTACTAAATCGGTATAAGGTGCACCTAAAAAGCGTAACTCTACTACGCCGTTTTTTACGTTAAGATAGTACCCTAGACTACTGCTTAAGTCGCCGCTTGCGTTTTTGCCTTGTGCGTTAAGTATACCTCTTGCGGTTTTGACTGTCTTTTTACCGAATAAGTCAAATACTTTCTTTACGTTTTTCGTTTTCATTATACGCCTGCTACGAATAACTCTAAGTCAATAGCTGCCCCGCTTGCGTTGTGTACGTGTATCTCTTCTATAGCTGCCGCTGACGTTAAAGCTGCTTTACTAGCTGCCCCGTTAGCGTTAATACTAAATAAAGGTAAGCTAGCCCCTGCTTTAAGCTCTAAGCCTGCCGCCGTTCCTGCCTCTGATAGTGTTACTATAACCTCGCTTGTATCGTCTAAGTTAGTTAGTCTAATATACTTAGTATCTTCTGTATCAAAAGCTTGATTTGTTACCGTAGATAAAAAAGTAGCTACGTTAGAGGTAGCCCCTGCCGCTACCGTCATTATACGCTTACTTATGTTAGCTATACTTGCTATACTTACGTTAGTAGTACTATCGTACGTAGTGCCGTTTAGTGTTATACTTTCTGCTACTGCTACTGTTAGCGTAGCCGCCGTTACCGTTGTCGCCATTTAATTTAATTTAGTTTATGTTTATATTTGCCCTGCACACGCTGAGGCGTTAAATTCTACTTCTATACTTATGTTAGCCGTCCACCCCGTAACCTCGTTATCGAATCGCTCCGTAAAAGGCTCGCAGCTTATACTATCTTGTAACCTTATTGTATTTCTAAAGTCGTCTACTTCGCTTACTAGTGCCGAGTTTCTTATATGGCTTATAATATTGCCTATAACTTCGAGCATATCGCTTAGTACGTCGTGCTCGTTATTCTCGTCTTTATTTACTAAGTCCATTACTATAACTTGAAAGCTATAAGTAAGGCTACCAGTATCGTAGCTAGCCGTATCTGTGCTTACGTGCATTAAAGGGTACTTACTATTTTTAGCTAAGTCTACCTCGAATATATCGCCGAACGTAATAGTAGTTAGCTGAGGCTCTAAAGCAAAAGCCTCTTCAAATACCTCGTATAACATTTTAAGCGTTACATTTTTAATCTCGTACCCGTTGTAAAATACTGCCATTTTATTTATTTTGTAAGTAGCTTAAGTCTTTTTGGTAAGCTACAAAATTTAAACATTCGTCTATAGTTAAATTTAGTACGGTATCAAATTTTAAAATATCGCCGCAAGCTAAATTATAAATTACTCCGTACCACCCGTACCTTTCGTTAAAACTTTCTTCATCCGTCTGAAAGCTCCCCTCTTCGTCTTTCTGTCCGCTTTGGAATATAGAGCCGTAATTTTTATATAGTCCATCACGATAGACAAAAAAAAACTAGCCGCAGCATTTACTATATCTACGCTTAGCTCTTCTAAAAATATGTCGGCACGTTTTGCCGCCGTTCTATAGTCGTACTCTTCTATCTCGTATTTTTCTTTATGCCTTTTAACTACTGGGCGGTATAAAATAGCCATTACTCTGTCCATATCCTGCCACCCGTTACCTAGCCTATTGTCTAAGTCTACAAACTCTTTTAATTTTAACTCGCTTAAATTAGGGTTAAAGCCGTACTCTATGCCGTCTATTTCAAACTCTAGTACTAAGTTCTCGTTAGCAGGCTGCTCTACTAAACCTTTAAGCTCTTCTACTACTTTGTCTATAACGCTTTTTTTAGCTTTGCCTATAATGTCAGTACTAACGCCTAAGAGCGTGCTAATTAAGTGTAGCTCTTTCTCTGCGTCTGTAGCCTCGTCGCTATAAGTAGTTATAAAACTTATATACCTCTTTAGGTTTATCTCGTTCCATTTTTTAGGAACGTAATACTCTTTGCCGTTAATAACTAAGTCCATATTATTAATATATAAAAAATTAAGTTTTGTATTTTCGCTTTACATTGTTTTATAGAAAGGGTGTAGCTTGTAGTGTGGCTATGCCCTTTCGCTTTTAGTGTATGTAGTATTTGCCCTCGCCTTTTAGCTCATATACTAGTCTCATCATTAAGGCATCGCTATAATCGGGGCTACGTCCTATAGCCGTCTTTACCTCTTCTTTGCTTATTAGTTGTAGCTTTGTGTCTTTGTCGTAATTCTTACGCCTTACCTGCTCTAGCTCTTGCGTTATTATATTTTTTATAGTAATGTCTTTACAGTTTATATGTATGCTAAGCTTGTTAATATAGTCCGCTAATTTATAATAACATTGAGTTTTTAAGTTTACGTAGTTCTCGCCTTTTAAAGCTTTGCTATTATTTACAAAACCTTTGCACCTTAGTATATCTTTTACCCCACCGCCTACGCCGTCCTC